GTACTAGAAGGTTTATTCGGCCCCGTATTTACGGTGACTACCACCGTAAAACTGATGGCTAGTCAAACCTTGGCGGATCTAGATATCTCTGTTTTGTTGTTGAGATACCATAACGATATCTGTGCAATGATGGAAGGCAAAACCTATCAGGAAGAGATCGACTATATAGTAACTAATGAGGACAGAGTTCGCTTTGTAACAAATCTTGCATTAGCGCAAGAGGGTAACACTTTGGTGTTATTCCAGTTTGTCGAGAAACACGGTAAGGTCTTATTCGAGTCAATCCGTAACAAGGTTGGAGAAGACCGTAAGGTATTTTACGTTTCCGGTGAGGTCGATGCTGCCGATCGGGAACAAATCAGAGGCATCGTGGAGAGTCAAGATGATGGAATTATTGTCGCTAGTTTGGGGACTTTTAGCACTGGGATTAATATTCGCAACCTACACAATATTGTGTTTGCAAGTCCTTCAAAGTCTCAAGTCAAAGTTCTCCAATCGATCGGACGAGGATTAAGGAAGTCCGATAATAACGCAACGACTAAGTTGTTTGACATAGCTGATGATCTACATACAACAACGTATAAGAATTTCACGTTGCGGCATAGCGCAGAAAGAATAAAGATATATAATAAAGAGAAGTTTAGACATAAGATTTATCCTATAAACTTGAAAGGAAAAAGTGATGAGTGATTTAAATCCGTATGACGTTAAGCATATTAAGATATCTACAGGTGAGGAAATCCTCTGTGAGATCATCGAAGAAGATGAATATGATCTAGTGATAAGACGTGCGTTGAAGTTGCAGACGGATATTGACGATGAGGGTACACGGTATCATTCGTTCCGAACCTACATGACGTATCAAGATGATCCGGAAGTTTACGTTATCTTGAAATCATTACATGTTGTGTCTGTTACTTTCCCAAGTCCAACGATGATGAAACAGTATTTGTATTCAATCAGTGAAGTGGAAAAGAATAAGATAATGGCTGATGCAGCTGAAGAAGGTATGTCATCTGAAGACATTTATGATAGGGTGATGGATAGTATGAACTTGGATTCTGACGGTAATAATAGTAATATACTGAAGTTTCCAGATCCAGAGAAAACAGTTCACTAAATTTTACATATACTGACTGGCAGAAGAAGTGCTTCTATTATACAGTTGCCCGCAACTTCTGTCAAGCGTTAATTGAGATAATTATGAAAAAGATTGGATTTACATGTTCCGCATTTGATTTATTACATGCTGGTCATGTGTCGATGTTGAGAGAAGCAAAAGATCACTGTGACTACCTTATCTGTGGGTTGCAAGTTGATCCTTCTGGCCGTAAAGGCAAAAACAAACCTATCCAGACAGTAGTCGAACGATACGCACAACTCAAGGCAGTTGGTTACGTTGACGAGATCATTCCGTATGGGGGTGAAGAAGATCTGGAAGACATCCTTAATATGTACCAAATAGACATACGTATACTTGGTGATGAGTACAGGGATCAGGATTTCACGGGTAAGGACATCTGTCGTAAACGTGATATAGACTTGCACTTCAACCGTAGAGACCATAGATTCAGTTCTAGTGATCTACGAAGACGAGTGTGTGAAATATAACGCTGGACTTGTCAGCGAAAGTGTGTTATAATATGCAAAACAAACGAGAACAATGATATGAAAGTTAAACCTAAAGAAAAACCGCATTACGTAAACAACGCTGAGTTTTCTCAGGCAGTCGTGACTTATGTTAGTCATGCGCGAATGTGTAAGGAAGCAGGGAAACCGAAACCCATTGTTCCGGATTACATTGCCAGTTGTTTCCTAAAGATTAGTGAAGGATTGTCCCACAAGGCGAACTTTGTCCGATACACTTACCGTGAAGAGATGGTAATGGATGCGGTAGAGAACTGTCTAAAGGCAATCGAGAACTACAACCTAGAGGCTGCAACACGATCTGGTAAACCCAATGCATTCGCATACTTTACACAGATTACGTGGTACGCCTTCCTACGTAGAATCCAACGTGAGAAACGTCAACAAGATATCAAGATGAAGTATATCGCAGAGGCGGGTATCGAACTGTTCCTAGATTTGAACGATGACAACGGATTCACCGACTACAGTAATGTACTCCCATTTGTTGATCAACTCCGACAACGTATTGATGTAGTAAAGAACGCAGATGCTGACTTTAAAGAATATGCGAAGGAAGAGAAGAAACAACGTAAGAGACGTGCAGTGAATGTTGACTCGGATCTAACCGGACACTTTGACGAATAATAAGACTTGCTTTGTACTGTGAACTGTGGTATAATGACACTTCAAATTAACGAAGGTATATATTTTGAAAGTAGCTATCTTAAATGATACTCACTGTGGCATCCGTAATTCGTCTGACATCTTTATGGACTATCAAGAAAAGTTCTATAGAGATGTGTTCTTCCCGTACCTACGCGAGAACGGTATTACGCAGATTCTACATCTGGGGGATTATTACGATAACCGTAAGACGATTAACTTCAAGGCCCTAAAACACAACCGTAAAATCTTTCTAGAGAAGTTGCGGGAGTATGGTATCACGATGGATATCATTGTGGGTAACCATGATGTTTACTTTAAGAACACCAATGAACTGAATGCCCTCAAGGAACTACAGGGTCACTACATGAATGAAGTGAACGTCATCCTTGACAATACTGTCATGAAGTACGGTGACTTAGATGTTGCATTGGTACCTTGGATCAATCCAGAGAACGAAGAAGAAACACTGGAGTTTCTTAGGAATACAAAAGCAACTGTTGTGGGCGCACACCTAGAGTTAGATGGGTTTGAGATGTCCAAGGGTATTCCGTGTCACGGTGGTATGAGTATGTCTCACTTCCAGAGATTCGATATGGTATTGTCTGGACACTTCCACACTCGTTCGTCACAAGGTAACATTCATTATCTTGGATCACAGATGGAGTTCTTCTGGTCTGATTGCGATGACAAGAAATACTTCCACGTTCTTGATACCGAAACAAGAGAGATGACTCCGGTACACAATCCGGTCACGATCCACGAGAAGATCTACTACGATCATGAGAAGATGGATGAGTTCAAGTTCAAGGATATGCGTTATCTTGATGAGAAGTTTGTTAAGATAATCGTTACTAACAAGGGTGATCCATATACCTTCGAACGTTTTGTAGATCGTGTACAGTCTCAGAGGATCCACGAACTGAAGATTGCCGAAGACTTCTCTGAGTTTGGTGGCATGGCAGTAGACGATGACAACCTAGAGGTTGACGATACGGCCACTTTGGTAAACTCATATGTTGACAATATTAATACCGATCTAAACAAGGATAGGATTAAGAAGGAGATTACTTCGCTGATGAAAGAGGCGGAGAACATTGAAGTCGCTTAATCATAATCATTATCGGGAGAAGGGTTGGGTTCATATAGAGAACTTTCTGATACCTCGCGATGTGTCAGGTCTTAGGTATCACGGTGGTCAGGTAGCTGGTCTTATTCGTGATACTAAAGATCTTGGTTCTCCGTGTGTATATGGTTCACCTACTCATTGGAACGGTGTCGGATGTGCATCGATGTATGACAAGGTTCTTTGGGGTCTGTATACGGCACCATTTATGTACGATCTCGCCACTACATTGTTAGAGACAGACGAACCTTACCTATTCAATGATCAGTTGGTGTGGAAGTATCGTGACGATGAGTTTGGTTTTCAGTGGCATACGGACAATTCAACTGCCTTCAGAGATAACCCTATTCAAGATCATACAGTAAATTGTTTGATGTTTGCACATAACGTTACCGAAGACAACGGTGGTTTGACCATAATGAATAAGGACAACCACAAAGAGGTAACGATATTTCCGAAGGCGGGAGATGTTGTGTGTATAGATGGTAACACGTATCATGCGTCTGGCGTAAACACGTCAGGTTCGGTAAGAGGTGCATATGCTTGTGTATATGCTGATAACATGGTCGAGAGAGACCGATATTATATAACGAGGTTTTACGATGAACGGAAAGAAAGCGAAACTAATGAGGAAAGCTGGGATTTCGAAAAAGAAAGACAAGAGAAATTATCAGTCAATGAGTCACCAGAATAAAGGTATGTTCGGGGACGTGGTTGCTGAAGTATCAGCTAAGGGTGGAAAGTTAGTCAATGCCAACTAAGAACGATGTAACTGGGGACACTATTCAGTCAAAGGGCCCCAGCAAGAAGTACATGGATAACTATGACGCTATCTTTGGTAAGAAGGATCAGAAGACCAAACAACGTGAAGTAACTGATTTGAATCACGATGGTCATGAAGATTCACCTGAAGAAGAAAACGCTTGACAATACACTCACAGGCCTGTATAATACGTACCTATGATTAAATTTCAAAAACTCCGATTCAAGAACTTTCTGTCTACTGGGAATACTTTCACAGAGATAGACTTTATTAATTCACCTACTACTCTTGTGGTGGGACATAACGGTGCGGGTAAGTCTACTATGTTAGACGCCCTATCGTTCGGTCTCTTTGGGAAACCACACCGCAAGATTTCTAAACCGCAACTGGTAAACTCAATCAACGGCAAGGGAACAATGGTCGAAGTGGAGTTCATGGTTGGGGCGCAACAGTATAAGATTGTACGTGGTATCAAGCCTAATATCTTTGAGATCTGGCAGAACGGTAACATGATCAATCAGAACTCACATGCAAAAGAATACCAACAGGTTCTAGAGAAGAACATTCTGAAGTTGACTCACAAGAGTTTCCACCAGATTGTTGTTCTTGGATCAAGTTCTTTTGTCCCATTCATGCAGTTGACTGGGGGTGCAAGACGTGAAGTGATCGAGGATCTACTCGACATCGGTGTATTCTCTAAGATGAACAGTATCCTCAAAGAGAAGACCAGTCTACTCAAGGATCAGATCCGCGATGTTAATCACAACATTGAGATGTGTAAGACTAAGGTCAATGCACAGAAGAAATACCTACGTGATCTGAATGCAGTGAATACCGCATACCGTAATGAGAAGGAAGAAAAGATCGAGGAGATAAGTTCTGAGATCGATCAGATACAGGAACGTAACACTGAGTTATCGCAGATC